ATCGGAATTTGTTACACCAACAGGCACAGCATTTGGTTTAACCAACGTTAGTTTCACAACAGCAACCGTTGCAGCACCTGGATTGGCAGTATCTAGAACAGTTAAAACTTTCCAGATTATAACAGGCGCATGGGTATTTGTATCTTAATAGTTAAATATGTAGGGGAGCGATAAATGGCATACATCATAAACAAGTTTAGTGGCGGGCAATTAGTAGTGCTAGAAGATGGCACACTAGATACTTCAACCAGTCTAGGATTGCTTGGCAGAAACTATACTGGGTATGGTGAAGTACAAAATGAAAATTTTGTATTCTTACTAGAGAATTTTGCCAACGAAGATCCTCCCTCAAGACCCTTAACTGGGCAGGCTTGGTATAATACTACAATAGGTTCACTTAATGTCTACAATGGTACAGCATGGACTCCTGTGGGATCAGCTACTACTAGCAACACAGCACCTCCTGGATTTGACGGAGCTCTTTGGTACAAAGATACTACTGATCAACTGTTTATATTTGATTCGGGTTTTTGGAAATTAATAGGCCCAGAAGCGTTAGAAGGTTATGATACAACTCAGGTTAGAGCAAGAACTATTCTAGACACTGCTAGTGTAGAACATGCTGTTGTGGAAATTCTAGTAGATGGTACAACTTTTGCCATATGTGCAGATGAAGCATTTACCATAGACGACAGTAACTTAATTACAGGATTTACCAGCCTACAAATAGGAACAAACTTTTCTGCTAATCGGCCAGCAATTGGTTCTCTAGTTGGTAATGCTGCTAGTGCTTCTAGATTAGAACCGGGAAGATTGATCAACGGTGTCTTTTTTGACGGGCAAACAGATATCGCAATTACATCAAATACAACCAATACATTAACAAGAGGCACCTATCTAACTGGTACAAATTTTAATGGATCGGCAGCAACAACATGGTCGGTAGATGCTAGTTCATCTAATGTTATTGGTAAAGTTGTTGCCAGAGATAGTGCAGGAGATTTTTCTGCAGGAACTATTACGGCCAATCTAGTTGGTAATGTCAGTGGAAATGTAACAGCTACAACCGGAACCAGTACTTTTATTAGAGTAGAGGCCAATGAGTTTGTTGGTGCTACATTATCGGGTAATGCATTTTCAACTACAAAACTACAAACAGCAAGAACAATTAATGGTGTGCTATTTGATGGTACCGCAAACATCACAGTTCCAGTGGCCGCAGCTGATATAACCGGCACACGATTAGCAGCAAATGTGGTAGAATCTGATTTAACTAGTTTAGGCATTCTTACTGGATTACAGGTAGCAGCTGGAAATGAAGGCATTAGAATAGGAACTGGCGATCAATCTTTCCAAATACGAAGCGATGATGGTAATTTAGAATTTATTGGTAATCAAGGTTTTGGAATTTTAATTAAAAACGGACCAGTATATAATGCTGTTGATTTCTTTACTTCTGCTTCTGCACTAAACAGCGGCGGTGAATTTAGGCCGACTGTTGGTGCGTTTGGTTGGAATATAGGCTTGCCTAGTCAAAAAGTACATAACATATATGCAGATACATTTGTTGGTACTGCAACACAAGCACAATATGCCGACTTAGCAGAAAAGTATGTAGCAGATGCAAATTATGAAGCAGGGACAGTGTTAGAATTTGGTGGCAAATTTGAAGTAACACTAGCAGAAGATGGTACAGCTAGATTAGCCGGAGTAGTTTCTACTGATCCTGCATACTTAATGAATAGCGAATGTGTAGGCGAACACACAGTTGCACTTGCATTACAGGGTCGTGTACCTTGTAAAGTAAGAGGTAAAATACAAAAGGGCGATATGTTGATGAGCGGAGGCAGTGGTTATGCCCGTAAAGCAATAAATCCGCAAATAGGTACGATTATAGGCAAAGCTCTAGCTGATTTCGATGGTGTAAGTGGAGTTATCGAAGTAGCGGTAGGCAGAGTTTAAATAGCTTTATAGCGATAAATAATAGTTAGAACGGAGTATATCAATGGCATATCAAGTAGACAAATTTAATGGAACTTTTCTAGTCTCAGTTGACGATGGAACCATTGATACCACCACTGATCTACGCTTTGTAGGAAAAAACTACGCAGGCTACGGCGAAGTACAGAACGAAAATTTCTTGCATTTAATGGAAAATTTTGCAAATACTTCTGCACCACCCAAGGCAGTTACTGGGCAAATTTGGTACGATAGCGGCAATAAAAAAATACGTTTCTATGATGGCGCACGATTTAGAACAGCCAGCGGCGCAGAAATAGGCCCAACAGCACCTTCCGGATTACAGTCAGGAGACTTTTGGTTTGACACTAGCGCCGAACAGCTTTACACATGGAATGGTACTGAGTTTGTTTTAATTGGACCAGAAACTCCTCCCGACTTAGGTGCAAGTGCAGTGGTTTCTCAAGTGGTAAAAGATACACTCGGCAATAATCATACCATTGTAAAGTTTCAAGCAGGTGGCGATGTAATATCAATAGTTAGTAAAGATGCATTTACACTAAACAGCACCATTAATCCTATTACAGGATTCACAACAATTAAGAAAGGTGTTAACCTAGTTAACACTAACGGTACAACAGGAGTTACATCCACAGATCATTACTTCTGGGGTACCGCAAGCAATGCAGCAAGGCTTGGCGGATACCCAGCTTCAGAATATATTAGACTAGGTGAAGTATCGTTTGACAACGAAATTTCTTTTAAAGACACTGGTCTCACTATTGGTGATCAAAACGATCTTCGTATTAGAGTTGAAAACGGCGATGAACCAGTAATTGAAAATCGTTTAGGCAACACAATTACTCTAAGAGTTAGAGTAAGCGACAGTGATTTACGAAATGTAGGGATTATTTCTTCAACAGGAATGGTTCCAGGCACAACTAATTTCTTTAATTTAGGATCAACCGCATCTAGATGGGCTAACATCTATTCTACAACATTCACCGGAGATGTATTAGGTAATCTTACTGGTAATACACTGGGTGTACATCGCGGAAATATATTAGCCAGCAGTGAGACTCTGGCATTTAATGCAGCCACTCAAACATTTATAGGTAGTTTTACAGGTACACTTACCGGAAACGTAATTGGAAACATTACAGGTACAGCTACAAATTCACTGAGCTTAAACAGCTTAGTTGGAGAACAAACAGCGGTCGCAACTTCAGTAGCACTAAGAGACGGATCTGCTAATTTAACAGCAAATAGATTTATCGGAGTTACTGATAGATCCGATAGATCCAGAATTGATGATGCGGCTGTAGATACAGATCCAAATTATAGATCAGCTAAAACTACAAAAACAGCCAACACCATTGCAGCTAGAGACGGAGCTGGTAATTTATTAGCAAACACATTTGATGGTACAGCAACAGCAGCACAGTATGCTGACTTAGCAGAAAAATATCTTGCTGATCAAAACTACGAAGTTGGAACAGTAGTTGCAATTGGCGGCGAAAAAGAAGTTACTGCGGCTAGATATGGTGATAGAGCAATTGGAGTAGTGTCTGCTAATCCAGGATTTATGATGAATAAGGATCTAGAAGGCGGTACATACATTGCACTAAAAGGCCGAGTTCCAGTTAAAGTTACAGGTTCAATACAAAAAGGTCAGAAACTAGTGGCTGCAGATGATGGCACAGCAGTAGCAGCAGTACCTCATGCTAATGATGTGTTTGCAATTGCATTAGAATCTAACAATAATGTTGAAGTTAAAACAATAGAAGCATTGGTATTATAAGGATAAAATATGGCAATCGGTGATTTCATTTCCGCAACGGACTACAATACAATTAGAACTAAAATTATCAATGTCATGAGCACAGGCTCTGGAAATTTTGGTTATGGCCAAACAACATTTAGTTCTTTAGTTGCAGCTGGAAATACTGTAACAAAAACACAGTGGGATGCGCTTCGATTTGATATCTACAATGCAATTCTTCATCAAACAGGATCAGCAGCTTCGTTAGTGCAAGTAGCAGTAGGTGATGTTATTAGATTTGGTGCAAGCAATCCAAACACACAATATGATACTGTTGCCAATACTGCAATTACCAATCGTTTTGATTTAGGCACCGGACAATTTGTAACAGAAGCTATCGACAGTAAATCTTTCTCTTCATCGTGGTATCAATCTATTAGTGCTACTGCATCAGTTACTTTTGCCACAGCAGAACAGGCTAGGTTCTTTTTTAATGCGGGCGGCAAGATCCGCTTTGCTAGCTCTAGAAGCGGCGGAAGCGGCGTCGCACAAAATACCAAATGGTCAGAATTGCTAAGTAGTGCCGGCACACAGTCTTTTATTGGAGGCCCATCGGGTATTAATTTCTTTTCATTGACTAGTTCTTTCCAAACATTTTCTGAAACATCAGGAACTAGTGCGTATACCAATAACAAATGGCGTTTAGAAGCGTCATGTAACGTTGCTAACAATGCATCAGGAACTGCCAACGTGGTCAATTTTAGAATAACATGGATAGATGATTACGTTGACACTGGACCGGCAACACCAGAAAATCCACCTCCTGGAGATTTAGTAGACGGTACATTTACACTTACTGTTGACCAAGTACGCCCATCGGGATTTCTGCAACCCAGCGGGACATTTACAACTGTTGGGCCAACTTCTACTTCAGTAAGCGCAATCTCAGGTTCATAAATATTAATCTCCTAAAAAACATCACATAAATAATGTGCGTGTTTTATAGGAGATAATATGGACGACCGTCTAAAAGCAGCCTTAGATTTTTCAAATTATAGGCAAACTCTAGCAATTCAAAGAAAAACTCTAAAAGAAAAAATTGAGGGCAAGTTGACCTACGGCCACTCCGGCGGAATATTTAAAATTGACAGAACATTGTTGGTCTTTGTTCAGATGTTGATTGATCAAGGTAGAACTGAAAACATTCCCTTAATTGATCAAAATGAAAATCCTGTTCTTATTGCCAATTTACTAGAATTTCGAGATGAAATACTAGATAGATATTTTACATCTACCTACGAGTATCACGAAGAATACCAAAAGATTAAATCTAGTAGAACCGTAGAAAAATTATTGAATGTATGAATAAAGGCATCTTAATTTTTGCTCATAACGGTCCTGAAGTAGATTATGGTACCATGAGTATAATTGCTGGCGGCCTAGCAAAAAAACATCTAGGATTACCAGTAAGTCTAATTACAGATAAATGGACAATCGCTTGGCTTAAAGAATCTAATATGTATGCAACGGCCGAGTCAGTGTTTGATAAAATTATTGAAATTGAAAAGCCTCGAACAAAAAATACAAGAAAACTGCATGATGGATTTCATAGCCAGGTAATTCCATTCGTTAACTCTAACAGATTTTCAGTTTGGGATATTAGCCCTTATGACCAAACACTATTAATTGACAGTGATTACTTAATTTTTTCCGATCGATTAAATGAATATTGGGATGTAGATAGTAGTGTAATGTTGGGGCATTCAATGAATGACATTACCGGAGAACGCAGTGGTATATTAGATCAACGAGTCAGCGAAACTAGCGTTCACATGTTTTGGGCTACCACTGTAATGTTTACCAAAAACGAAGAAAGTCGTTTCTTTTTTAAATTAGTAGATTTCATTAAAGACAATTATGTATACTATGCTGATTTGTTTAGATTTGATCCGAGACAATATAGAAATGACATTGCATTTAGTGTTGCTAAACATATAATGAACGGATTTGAAACAGAGTTCATTTATACTTTACCTCCTATACTAACTGTGTTTGACAAAGATATGTTAGAATCTGTAGAAGATACCAAGTTAACATTCTTAATTGATAAACCACTTAACTGCGGCGATTTCTGGGCAGCAACTACTGACGGTCTAGATGTACACATTATGAACAAACAAAGCATAATGAGACACAAAGAAAAACTACTGGAGTTAATATGAACTTTGGTTATTTGATTGTAGTTGCTTCAAATCCAGATGTAGATTATCTTAAACTGGCCTATGCGTTGGCGTTGAGTATTAAAAATACTCAGAAACCCGGATATGATAAAGTTGCACTAGTAATAGATAATCTAGCATTAGTCAAAAAGTTAAAAAGCCCTTGGGTGTTTGATCATGTTATTCATTGGGATAAAGAAACATACTGGGACGGTAGAAGCTATATGGATCAACTGAGTCCTTTTGATAATACAGTGTGTCTTGATGCCGACATGTTATTCTTAAGAGATTATAGTCATTGGATTGATTACTTTGTAGAAAATTCTGAATTGTATGTTCCTTCTAGGGCATTTACCTACAGGGGTGAAGTAATTACTAACGATTATTATCGTAAAACATTTACAAAAAATAATCTACCTAATCTGTACTCGATGTTTACATTTTTTAAGAAAGATTCTGCTCTTGCAAAAGAATTTTTTGATCTAGGTAGATATATTATAAAAAATCCTATAGAGTTTAGCAATTTATATTTGAGCAAACAAAAACCAAAAGTTGTCGGCACAGATGAAGCATTTGCATTAAGTGCTAAAATTTTAGATATCGATAGCGAAATTAGTTATGATTTAGAGTTTCCAAATATTGTTCACATGAAACCTATGATACAAAATTGGCAGTGGACAGCAGATCGAGTCACTGAACATGCAGGATTTTATTTCGGTACCTCCGGTAATTTAAAAATTGGAAATTATCAACAGCATGGCATCGTACATTATGTTGAAAAAGATTTAATAAACGACGAAATTGTCAGTATGTTAGAGGAGATTGCATGGGACAAGAACTAATAGATTTCGACGAATGGATTAGGCTCCCAGTTAACGAAACCATTGAATACTATGCAACATTTAAAGACGACGGGTCTTTAATAGGAGTTTATCCTTCACTTACCGCTGATAGTAGTGCTAATAAAATAAAGATCGATGATGAGATAGCAACAGCAATTACCAGTGGTGTTGAGAATTTATTCTCTTATAAAGTGGATATACCAACTCGGAAACTCCTTAAGATAAACAAATTCTCAACGCACAATTTGATAAAAATCGATGATGTACTCCATAGAATTATAGATAAAAAATGGTCAAGCATTGATGATCCGGACATTACAGTTGCTTACACTGGCAGTGGAGTATTAACATTTTCTATGAACTCACGGTATGCTAACAATATTATCTGGGATGGTGATACTGTAATGATTTTCTTGATAACTGAATATAATGATCCTAATGCATTAATTGAAATGATCAGTATTAGAGCAGGTGATATTACAGAAAGTGCAAAATCGTTTAATGTAGTATTACCTAAAAAATTCAGTATCTATACAAGAAGAATTTTTGACAAATATGTATTTGAGGCAGAATGAAAACAGTAGAATTAGACATTGTATTTTTGAGTTATGACGAACCTAATGCAGACAAACACTACGCCGATCTGTGTAATAAATTACCTTGGGCAAAACGTGTTCACGGTGTAAAAGGCAGCGATGCTGCTCATAAACGTGCCGCTGAATTATCAGAGACCGAATGGGTAATTACTGTTGATGCTGACAATATTGTTGATCCTAAATTTTTTAATTTAGAAATTGATACAAGCAATCCTAAAATTCAAGTCTACAGTTGGCTGGGAAGAAATAAATTAAATGGATTACTGTACGGAAACGGCGGCTTGAAGATTTGGCGTAAGGATTTTATTCTCGATATGAAAACTCACGAAGCAAGCAATAGTGATCGTGCGCAAGTGGATTTTTGTTGGGAAGACGGTTATCGCCAATTTAAAGAATGTTATAGCGAAACTGTTATCACTGATTCACCGTTTCAGGCATGGAGAGCAGGATTTCGTGAAGGTGTTAAAATGACCCTACTAGACGGAGTTAAAGTCCCTCCTCAAGAAATCAGTGAACGTGTTTGGTGGCATAATTTGCATAGATTACGTATGTGGTCAACAGTTGGTGCTCATGAAGAAAACGGACTCTATGCTGTATATGGTGCTAGATTAGGCACTTGGTTAGCAAACTGTACCGACTGGAATTATGTAGAGGTTCGAGACTTTGAAATCCTTAAAGGTATTTGGAATCAATATGGAAAACCTTTTGAAGATGATGCCGGCAACGGACTAGTTGATGAAATCAAGTTGTTAGGTGAAAAAATTAAATTAGAATTAGGATTTGATTATCCTTATTTAGATAGTCAACAAAGCAAGTATACACTAGACCTGTACGAAGAAACTATTAAACTAACAAATACATATATGAGGGCAACCGATGGTCTATGATGTTTTTTATGTAAGCAAAAATATTATTGATGAGCAAGATTGGAAACAATTTCGTTCTAGATTTCCATCTGCTCAAAAAATTGAGAATGTAAAATCTTTTAATGACATTAGAAAAAAAGCATTTACAAAATTATTCTGGGTAGTTTGGAACGATTTAGAAATTGTTGAAAATTTTGATTTTAGCTATCAAGTTCCAGAATGGGATCAAAATTATATCCACGTTTGGCTAAATGCCACTTCATATGATGGTGTTGTCTTGTTCGGTAAAAATTCCGAACCAACTCAAAAGGAATTTGAACACAGATTCTTTACTAACAAAAAAGAAATGTCTGTTGTAGCAAGTATTCCCAAGCATTACGATCAATTTGTTATTTCTAATTATAATGATTATTTAAACGCACTAGATACAACACGCACTGAGATGTTTTGGTGCGTCTGGAACAACGTCGAAATTATTAATCAAAAAATATTTAACACATATTTTAGTCATCACGCTAGACAAAGCAGAATTGAAAATCATGTTTTTAAAAATGTCTGTAATGATCAAGAATCGTTTATTAACGGAGTTGTTTTGTTTAGCAAAAATACTGTTGTATCTCAAAAAGAGATCGACTATAGATTTTTAATTAATAAAAAAGAATATGATATTATAGCAAGTCGAAATAGATATCCTAGGTATATAATTTCTACCTACGACGAATATTTAGATATTTGTAAAACAGAAACACAATCGTTGTTTTGGTGCGTTTGGCCAGACATCGATATTACTGATAATACAATTTTTAATTTTTACTTTGATCCTTTTAACGGCGAATATGATTATGATAGAACTGTAAATCATATGTTTAAAAATCAAGTAGGCAGTGAAGAATCTTTCATTAGTGGTATTGCATTGTGTTCTCCAGGTAAACCTGTATCCAAAAAAGAAATCGAACATAGATTTTTTATGGATAAAAAAGAACACGATCGAGTAGTAAGTGGTGCTAGACCCTACGAAAAATTTGTTATTAATACTTTTAAAGACTACGAGTATGCCATGGCAGCAGCTACAACAGATATGTTTTGGATGATTCCCCCAGAAGTTGAACCGTTAGATGATTTTAAATTTGATCTGCATTTTCCCTATCAGAACAATTACGAACGTGGAATAAATCACGTTTTTAAAAATAAAGATGTAGAAGAAAACAAATATAACGGAATCATGTTGTTGTCAAAAAAAGCACCGGTATCTTCTAGAGAAATTGAGTATAGATATTTGATTGAAAAGAAAGAATATGATACTGTAGCAAGTAAACTTAAATTATATGATATTGTGTTTATTAGCTATAATGAACCTAATGCCGACGAAAACTATAAAACATTATGTAATAGATTTCCTAGAGCAAAGCGTGTGCATGGTGTAAAAGGTATTCATCAGGCACACATTGCTGCTGCCAAATTGTCAACAACGCCGATGTTCTGGGTAGTTGACGGTGATGCCATTATAGAAGATAATTTTAAATTTGATCTATTATTACACAAGCATGATACTGACATCGTGCATGTGTGGCTAAGCCGTAATCCTATAAACGGATTAACATACGGTTATGGTGGCGTTAAATTATTGCCTAAGCAACTGACAGAAAATATGGACTTGTCTAATACTAAAATCGACATGACAATGTCAATTAGTGATAAATTTAAAGTTGTGCAAGAAGTTAGCAATATTACAGCATTCAATACAGATCCTTTTAGCACATGGAAATCAGCATTTAGAGAATGTGTAAAATTAGCCAGTAGACCTATTGACGCTGGCTATCAAGAAGAAACTGAAGATAGATTAATTACTTGGTGTAATATTGGAACTGGAAAACTTTACGGGGAATATAGCATAGCAGGAGCTCGGGCCGGAAAACAATACGGGTCAGAAAACATTGCTGACCCTGTACAACTAACAAAAATTAATGATTTTGAATGGCTGCTAGAGCAATTTCAAAATCCATCGCCTCTTGCTTGATGCTCTTTAAAATTGTTTTTATTTGGTCTAGAGTTTCCTTTGTGAGTCCAGATCCTATCAATAGGACTATCTTCTCCGCAGGTTTTAGCACAATACATTA